GCTACGTGACAAAGAAGCTTGGCTTCAACAACTTACCAAATAGGCAAGGTTACCCCAAACCATTTCAGACCGCGTCGGGCGGAATAGGCCTAGATTGGCTCAAGGCGAACTGGACTGAATGTCTTTACGACGCGGCGCTGGAATTTCGCGGGCGCAAAATACCTATACCGCGCTATTACCGGGACAAGCTGGAAAAACACTTTACAGATGGAGCGTGGGGCATGGAATATCGTCTATGCAATCAAAAACTGGTAAGCGACTGCGAGCTCCTCTTATCGATCGTCCCCGAGTTCGGCGGACGATCTTGGGCGCAACTGTCGAAATTAGAACGGGTTACCGCCCACAACGCGCTTCGGCGCAATGGCATCCTTTATAATGAAAATCTCGCTAAGCGACAAGAAATCAAACTTGCGGGGCTCAAAGCAAAGGCTGCACACATAAACAAACGGAGATTAAAAATATGACAAAACTTTACGCAGTACGGGATAACGTTATGGAAAAGAACGCCCCGCCATTCGCAGCACCAAATGACGCGGCAGCTATCCGCGTGTTTAAAAATCTGGCGTTTCCGAAGGAGAGTCCAATGGTTGACTTTTCGCTGGTATGCATGGGAACGTACGACGAAGACAAAGCTGATTATCCGGTTATTTTCCAACCGGAGGGCCAGCCAATTCCAATCATAGAGGGCGACCATGAGTAAAAATCCATTTCAGGCAACCGGGCAAGCGCGTATTAGGCGCTCCCGGTTTGACCTTAGCCATTCGCAACTGATGTCGCAAAAATTCGGGGAGCTAGTACCACTAGCTCCGATCGAAGTATACCCCGGGGACATTGTGACCCTTGGGCTAAGCTCTTTTATTCGCGCGCAGCCCCTTGTTCGCCCTCCTATCGGGCGTACGAAATTGCGCACCTATCACTTCTACGTAAACTACCGTATTCTATGGGATGAATGGCAGAGATACATTGCGGGCCAAGAGGACTATGACCCGCTAACTCCTTATGTCCCGCCAGAACTGCCTTATCTGCCGGCGGACGATGACGGCAGTATACTAGCAGTTATGGGCTCTCTTTGGGATTATTTTGGTTGGCCCATAGATGCAGCGACTGCAAATGTCTATGATCCGACTCTTGCGACTAGCTACAAAGCTATGACTTTCCCTCATGATGCTTACTGGAAAGTGTACAATGAATACTTTAGGGTTCCAGGCATCCAGCCGGAACTGGTACCAGATTGGACGCAATCCGGTGACCCCGCGTTCGCTTGGCAATATTCACCCGCTTATCGGAATCACACGCGTGATTATTTCACTGCCGCTTTGCCTTGGACGCAACGGGGTGCTCCTCCGGCTTTGCCTATCTTCGGTTCAGCTAGTGCGGATTTTACTATTCCTAGGGATTTCGCCAGCGGCGGTAATACAGGCTTTATGTGGGCTCCTACGGCTTCAGGTCTTTCTTGGGCAAGCGCCTCTAGTAACGGAACACAGTATACAGTTCCTGTGCCACCATCCGAATCGCCTTCAGCTGCGACCTCCCATACAAGGTTCAACGATTTACTGACGGATAACAACATCATCGATGGCAGCAATTTCACGAGCGTTGATATCAACGACTTGCGTCTTGCATGGCAGACACAAGTCTTTTTAGAGCGGCAAGCTAGAGGCGGCGCCAGATATACAGAGACCATCGAACAGCACTTTAAAATAAAACTCAACGACGGGCGTATCCAAAGGCCCGAATTTATCGGCGGTACGACTTCTGATATATTATTCTCTGAAATACCTCAGACCTCAGAGACAGGCACTACACCACAGGGGTATATAGCAGGGCACGGCGTAGGTTCAGATTCACAGAATATTGGCCGCATCCGAGTTCCTGAACACGGGATCATCTTATCGCTCGTATGTATCACTGTCGATGCTGTTTACAATCAAGGTTTTCCTCGATCCTTTTCGCGGCGTCTTCAACTCGACTTTGCATGGCCTGAATTTGTCGGTCTGGGCGAGCAAGAGATATTTAACTACGAAGTATTCGCTGATCCTACTGATGGTGAGGACAACGAACCCTTTGGATACACGGGTAGGTATAACGAATTGCGATACCTTCCGAATCTTGTCTGCGGGCAATTAAGGCCCGGGCAGAATCAGAATCAATGGACCCAAGCAAGGTTTTTCAGTTCGCGTCCTACGCTCAGCAGTGCCTTTATATCTACTGCTCCTGAAAGTGCGTCAGCTGGTGCATTCATGCGTCCGTTCGCCGTGACTAATCCTAGCACGACCCCACCTTTTGTAGCCCACTATGGGCGCAAGGTGGATATTATTAGGCCTATACCTTACTTGGCAGAACCAAGTTCAATTCTGGGGGGAACATGAGAGATTTAGACACTCTGGGGCGTTTCGTCGCCCCCGAAAAAGCAGGGCAAAACCCGTTCACTGACACCCGAGACCGCTGTGAGCGGCTCGGGTACGTACCGAGTCACAAACGTATCGCGGCCATAATGGCCGCGGGCCTACAACTCCAAGTAACGCGAGACGAACTTTGGGATATTGTTGCAAACTCAGAGGATGAAGTTCTTCGAGACATAGGCGCTTCTCCTGTAGTTCGTCGCCATTTAGATATGGATCTTGCGGACCTGGCGCAGATCAATAAAGAATATGCTTACAAGCGCAGCTTGATCAACGATAGAATCCAAGCCCTCAAGCGTGAAGAGCGCGAGAAACAGCAAGATGTGTCTCGCCAAACTAATCCTAATAACGGAACCGAAAATGCCCCCGTAAAACCGTAAGCGGTTTTTCAAAAAGGGGGGCTTAGGTTTTAAAGTTATTTAGGGGACAGCTTTGTCAAAAGCTGTTGGAGTCCGGCAAAAATGGGCTGCCGGTGGCCGCAAAAAGCTAAACGCGTGCGTGCGCAAGTAATGCGCGTGCGTGCGAAAGGCAATTGCGGCCTTCATTATTTAAGATCTATCTTAAAACTCTTTTATTAATACTGTTCGTAGATACGAACATCAATCAATCTATGAGTAGTATTCAATACTACTCTTCTCTTAATTGCACACCGACAAATTCTCATATCAGAAAGCCGAGTACCGAAGGGCGCAGGCGTTTTGGCGGTGTGCAATCTGCGGGCACCTCGTGGTGCACCGCACAATGCCTACCCTCCCTTGTTCTGGGTAGGCTAAATGACAGTTTAATTTTGAAAAATAAATCTGTCATTAAAATAAAGGCGAAGCCTTAACATAAAAAAATACTAGACAGCCTGATTGTTCTGGCTAACGTACCGCAGATGGAACCAACAACAGCGATGGCGTTATATGGCGGCGGTGCCGCCTTGGGCGCCCTAGGGAGTTATCTTGGCGGCAAATCACAAGCGGACGCGCTCGAAGAGGCGAACAAAAGAAACGAAGCACTTACCCGTGAATCATGGCAGAGAGACGATACCGCCGTATACCGGCGCACACAGGACCTCATCAACTCCGGACTTAATCCGGCACTTGCCGCGGGTTCAGCAGCCTCTACATCCAGCCCTCTTCCAATGCAGGCCGCCGCTAATTCCGGGCCTGCTGCTGCTCTTCAAGCCGCTGGTCAAACTATGTCAGGGGCTCCTACTGTTGAGCAAGCGCTCAAGCGTTCTGCTGCTCAAACATTGCAGGCGGAAGCATCCGCCAACCTCACCTATCAACAGGCGCAAATAGCGGAGATGGATAAAGAAGCAATAGCCGCCGGTCAAGACCCTAGGGACAAAACACCAATTAATCAGCTCATAAAGTTAATACCGAGGCTCGCTAAAAACCTATCCCCTGGTGGGGCTCTCTATGACGTCGCCGAAAAAGGCGCTGGCGTCGTGAATAAATACAGGTACGGCGATGCTTCTGTCCGCGCTGAAGCCGACAAACTTAGCTCTGAGGCTATTCGCATCATGAAGAATAATCCTTCGCCACGCGAAGTCAAACGCGCGAAAGAGTTGAACAATCGTGCAGAAAAAATGATGCAAGGAGGATTCAGAAAATGAGAGGATTCATCCCAAAACGCGGAAAGCGTCGTGGACGGAAATCTCGGCGGCCATCACCCGGCCGCGGGGGCTACCGACTGTGACAGTACGCTGTTCATCTCCCGTCCCTCTTCATGTAGATGGGCGGGAGTGGCTTACAGGCTGCGGCAAATGTTTGGCCTGCCGTATATCCCGGCGATCAATGTGGACGATGCGAATGATGCACCATACAGACAAAAACCCGGATGCGGGTTTTGTAACCCTTACCTACGACAATGAAAATTTACCGACCACTCTTAATAAGCCTGATGGGATACTCAACCCGACTGACCTTCAACAATTCTGGAAAAGGCTCCGTCACTGGCTCAAGGTTGCTGAGCGCGATACAAAAATTTCATACTACGCTACGGGAGAATACGGAGACGAAGGCAATCGCCCCCACTACCATGCTATTGTGTGGGGTATACATCCTAGCAACGACAGCGCTCTTGTTCATAAATCTTGGGGAATGGGTCGCACACAAATAGATCTAGTCGAACCAGAATCAATACAATATGTAGCGGGCTACGTT